GATGTCGAACAGGTTACACCCGCCGCGCACAGCATCTTCCACGGTGACAATCTGGCGATACTGTCCGTCCGGGCAGAGCAGGCCGGGAGCCAGGCTGCCGTGGGTCAGGTCAATATCCACCTTGTCCGCTTTGGCGCGGCCCCGGTTGAACAGCGCGCCGGACCAGAACGGATACGCGCTGTGCGTCAGGCTCGACGGCGTGGAGAAGTAGGTCTGCCGCCATTTTTTGTGGATGGCCATCCCGGAGGCGACTTTGCGCAGCTCCTGGAATTTCGGTATCCAGAAATATTCATCCAGATACAGGTTGCCGTGGTAGCTTTGTGCGGTGCGGGCGTTGGTGCCGAGGAAGTACAGACACGCGCCGTTGCTGAGCGTCATCGGGTCGCCTTTCAGCTCCACATCGACCTCTTTAGCAAAGTCGATGATGTACTGCTTGAAAACATGCGCCTGCGCCTTACTGGCGGAGAGGAAAATCTGGTTGCGCCCGGTGGTGATGGCGTCAATCAGCGCCTCACGGGCGAAGAAGAAGGTCGCCCCAATCTGGCGGGACTTGAGCAGATTGCGGATGCGGTGCAGGTTGCCTGCCTCCCACCAGTGGCGCTGGTAGGCAAACATCGAGTCGTGGAATACCTCCTGCAGCTTCTCGATCTGCTCGTCGGTAAACAGGTTCTTTTCTGGCTGTTTACGCGGGCCTTTGTTGCGGTTGGCGACGTTGGGATTCAGATCCGCTTCGTTGCCGCCGTCGTTGAATTTGCCGATCCGGGCGTGTCGCTCGGACTGGCGCGCCAGCAGGTCAATTTCCTTGAAGTCTTTCCCTTCTTTCTGCTCCTTCATGATGAGCTGGCAGTAGCGCGCGGCGGTAGTGAGCTGCATCTGATCCAGCGGCCCGTACTCGCCCCATTTGTCGCGCTTCTTCCAGCTGTGAACGGTTGCAACTTTCTCGCCCAGCATTTCAGCAATGCGGGCTACGCGGTATCCCTGAAAGTACAGCAGCATGGCCTGCCGACGGGGATCGAGGTCTGCGGGGGTCAGTGTCATATCCATGGCACAAGCCTACGGCCTTGACTGACCTCTTTCTTCGGCTTCGTTTTGTATGGCGAAAGGCACAAGCGCCGCGCGTTGTCTCACTCCCCCCATCCCCGCAACCATAAGGCTCCAGACAGTTTTCTAACGGAGCATGGCTCATGACAGTGAAAGCAAAGCGTTTCCGCATCGGGGTGGAAGGTGCCACCACCGACGGACGCGAAATCCAGCGCGAATGGCTGGAACAGATGGCGGCGAGCTACAACCCGACGGTCTACACCGCGCTGATTAACCTTGAGCACATCAAGTCCTACTCCCCGGACAGTGCTTTTAACCGCTACGGCCAGGTGACGGCGCTGGTTGCCGAAGAGATCAAGGACGGTCCGCTGGCGGGCAAAATGGCGCTGTACGCCGACGTGGAGCCAACCAGCTCCCTGGTGGAACTGGTCAAAAAAGGCCAGAAGCTGTTCACCTCCATGGAGGTCAGCCCGAAATTTGCCGACACCGGCAAAGCCTATCTTGTCGGACTTGCTGCAACCGACGATCCGGCGAGTCTCGGCACCGAAATGCTGGCATTCAGCGCCAGTGCTGCCCACAACCCGCTGGCGAATCGCAAGCAGAAACCGGACAACCTGTTTTCTGCCGCTGAAGAAACCCTTATCGAGCTGGAAGAGGTCCAGGACGACAAACCCTCCCTGTTTGCCCGCGTCACCGCGCTGTTCACCAAAAAAGAGCAGACCGACGACGCGCGATTCTCTGACGTGCATCAGGCCGTGGAGCTGGTTGCCACCGAGCAGCAGAACCTGAGCGAACGCACCGCCAAATCCCTGACCGAAAACGGCGAACGCCTGTCCGCGCTGGAATCCTCCCTGCAGGAACAGCAGGCAGCCTTTGCCGAGCTGGAGCAGAAGCTCAACCGCGAAGACAGCCGCAAAGATTACCGCCAGCGCGCGCCGGGCGGTGACGCCCCGGCAGGCACCGTGACCAATTGCTGAGGAGCAAAAACACCAATGAAACAGAAAACCCGCTTTGCCTTTAACGCCTACCTGCAGCAGCTGGCGCGTCTGAACGGTGTCGCCGTGACTGAGCTTGCCAGCAAGTTCACCGTGGAGCCGTCGGTATCCCAGACGCTGGAAGATGAGATCCAGCAGTCCGCCGCGTTTCTGACACTGATCAACGTGATGGGCGTGGCCGAACAGTCCGGCCAGCTGCTGGGCCTGGGCGTCGGCAGTACCATTGCAGGCACCACCGACACCACCACCAAAGAGCGCGAACCGACCGATCCGACGCTGATGGCCGACGTGGAGTACAAATGCGAGCAGACCAACTTCGACACGGTGCTGACCTACGCGAAGCTGGACCTGTGGGCCAAGTTCCAGGACTTCCAGGTGCGTATCCGCAACGCCATTGTCAAACGCCAGGCGCTGGACCGCATCATGATCGGCTTCAACGGCGTGAAGCGCGCCAAAACCTCCAACCGTGGCGAGAACGTGCTGCTGCAGGACGTGAACAAGGGCTGGCTGCAGAAAATCCGCGAAGACGCGCCGGACAACGTGCTGGGCACGAAAACGGCAGACGATGGCACTGTGACCATCGAACCGGTGAAAGTGGGCAAGGGCGGTCTGTATGCCAACCTCGACGCGCTGGTGATGGATGCGGTCAACGAGCTTATCGATCCGATTTTCCAGGACGATGACGAGCTGGTTGTGGTCTGTGGCCGTGAACTGCTGTCCGACAAGTATTTCCCGCTGGTCAACAAGGAGCAGGAGAACAGCGAGAAAATCGCCGCCGATCTCATCATCAGCCAGAAACGCATGGGTGGCCTGCAGGCCGTGCGCGCGCCGTATTTCCCGGCGAACGCTGTGCTGATCACCCGCCTGGATAACCTGTCCATCTACTGGCAGGAAGAGACCCGCCGCCGCTCGGTTATCGACAACCCGAAACGTGACCGCATCGAAAACTTCGAATCCGTGAACGAGGCCTATGTGGTCGAGGATTATCGCTGCGCGGCTCTGGTGGAAAACATCGAAATTGGTGATTTCAGCGCGCCAGCCGCACCGGACGCCGGGGAGTAACGCATGAGCCTGAGTCCCGCACGGCAGCACCGCCTGCGCATTCAGGCTGAACAGGCCGCCCGCGAGGGCGGCAGTGTTCGCCATGCCTCGGGCTATGACCTGATGCTGCTCCAGCTGGCCGAAGATCGCCGCCGCCTCAAGGGCATCCAGTCCACGGTGAAAAAGTCGCAAATCAAGGTGGAGCTGCTGCCGAAATATTCCGCCTGGGCGGACGGTGTGCTGGCCGCCGGAGGTGTGCAGCAGGATGACGTCCTGATGTACGTGATGCTGTGGCGTATCGATGCCGGGGATTATGCCGGTGCGCTGGAAATCGGGCGTCATGCCCTGCGCCACGGCTGGGTAATGCCGCTCGGCAACCGCAACGTGCAGACCGTGCTGGCCGAGGAAATGGCCGATGCGGCGCAAAGTGCCATGCTCGCCGCAGCTCCATTCGACGCCGACCTGCTGCTGCAGGCGCTGGACCTGACCACCGGGCAGGATATGCCGGACCAGTCACGGGCGCGCCTGCACAAGGCCATCGGCGCGGTGCTGAGCGATAGTCATCCGGCATCGGCCCTGAATCACCTCACTCATGCGCTCCAGCTGGACTCCCGCTGCGGTGTGAAAAAAGACAAAGAGCGGCTGGAGCGCAGACTGCGCAACGACCGCTGACGGAACGTGCCCCGCGCACGGGCGGCACGGGATGACGGCAGGCTTTGCCTCATCAAAATCCCGTCCACCGCCCACTTATTCAGGAGAAGACCGCATGAAGTTTGTTGCGCCCGAACCGGCACCGGAACAGGCGGAGGTCATCAAAAACACGCCGTTCTGGCCGGATGTGGATCTGTCGGAGTTTCGCAGTGTAATGCGCACTGATGGCACGGTGACGCAACCGCGTTTAAGGCAGGTACTGCTCACCGCCATTTCGGAAGTGAACGCCGAACTGTTCGACTTCCGCAACCGCCAGCGAATGCTGGGTTATCAGGCACTGGCTGACGTACCGGCGGACGTGCTCGATGGCAAAAATGAGCGCATCCAGCACTATCACAACGCCGTCTATTGCTGGGCGCGCGCCGTACTCAATGAGCGCTATCAGGACTATGACGCCACGGCGTCCGGGGTGAAACGCGGGGAAGAGCTGGCGGAGGCCAGCGGCGACCTGTGGCGGGATGCGCGCTGGGCGATCAGCCGGGTGCAGGATGCGCCGCACTGCACGGTGGAGCTTATCTGATGAAAGTGCGTGCGCACCAGTATGACACGGTGGATGCCCTGTGCTGGCGTCACTACGGGCGCACGCAGGGTGTCACGGAGCAGGTATTACGTGCCAATCCGGGGCTGGCTGAACATGGCCCCTTTTTACCGCACGGGCTGCAGGTGGAACTGCCGGATATCCCGGCATCGACCACCGCACAGACCGTCCAGCTATGGGACTGAATCATGACGCTTGAGAGAGTCAGCGCCTTTATCACTTACTGCATCGCCGTGCTGCTGGCCTGGCTGGGCGACCTGTCGCTCAAGGATGCCTCCACGGTCGGCGGCGTGCTGATCGGTGTGCTGATGCTGGCGATCAACTGGTACTACAAACACCAGTCTTTCAAACTGCTGCGCGGCGGCAAAATCTCGCGGGGGGAATATGAATCCTTCAATCGTTAAGCGCTGCCTGGTTGGGGCGGTGCTGGCTATCGCCGCCACGCTGCCCGGCTTTCAGTCGCTGCACACTTCCGTGGAGGGGCTGAAACTGATTGCTGATTACGAAGGCTGTCGCCTGCAGCCGTACCAGTGCAGCGCGGGTGTCTGGACCGACGGGATCGGCAATACGTCCGGCGTAACGCCTGGCAAAACCATCACCGAACGGCAGGCAGCGCAGGGGCTGATTACTAACGTGCTGCAGGTGGAGCGGGCGCTGGAGAAGTGCGTGGTGCCATCCGTACCGCAAAAGGTCTATGACGCAGTGGTGTCGTTTGCCTTCAACGTTGGCAGCAATAATGCCTGCAGCTCGACGCTGGTGAAACTACTGAACCAAAAGCGCTGGGCGGATGCCTGCCGCCAGCTGCCGCGCTGGGTGTACGTCAAAGGCGTGTTTAATCAGGGGCTGGATAATCGCCGCGCGCGGGAAATGGCCTGGTGCCTGAAAGGGGCTGGAGTATGACGCGCACGCTGGCGGTCATGCTGGCGCTGGTCGTGGCGGTGCTGGGCTGGCAGTCGTGGCGGCTGAACAACGCCCGCTACACCATCGAAACGCAAGGCGAACAGCTGGCAACTAAAACGCAGGCACTGGCGAAGAAAAACAGCCAGCTGATCGGCCTGTCCATTCTGACCGAAACCAACAGCCGGGCGCAGATGCGGCTTTATGCGGCGGCGGAGCAGACCTCCGCGCTGCTGCGCAACCGGCAGCACCGGATCGAGGAACTGAAACGTGAGAACGAAGATTTTCGCCGCTGGGCTGACACTCCTTTGCCTGCTGACATTATCCGGCTGCGGGAACGTCCGGCCCTCGCCGGAGGTGCAGCTTACCGTGAATGGCTGTCCCAGAGTGACGCCGTGCAGCCTGAACCCGTCAGCGCCGCGCACTAACGGCGATCTGAACGCGATGCTGGATGAAACCGAGGCCGCCTGGGCGGTCTGTGCTGACAAAGTAGACATGATTGTTGCGTGCCAGGAGCGAAACAGTGAACAAGCCGCAGTCCTTACGCCGCGCCCTGAATAAGGCGGTGCCCTATGTCCACGCTAACCCTGACAAGCTGCATCTGTTCGTGGATAACGGTTCCCTGGTGGCAACCGGGGCCAGCTCCATGTCATGGGAATACCGCTACACCCTGAACGTGGTGATCGAAGATTTCAGCGGCGACCAGAACCTGCTGATGGCCCCGGTGCTGCTGTGGCTGAAAGCCAATCAGACGGATGCCATCAACAACCCGGACCTGCGTGAAAAGCTGTTCACCTTTGAGGTGGATATTCTGCGCAACGACGTGTGTGATATCAGCCTTAACCTGCAGCTGACGGAGCGCGTGCTGGTCAGCACCGACGGCGTGATCTCAACGGTTGAGGCGGAGCAGGAACCCGACGAGCCAGAAGAAATGTGGACGGTGAAACGTGGATAATCTGCATAAGGTGGACGAGTGGCTGGCGGCACTGCTGGCGAATCTTGAACCTGCAGCACGCCAGCGTATGATGCGGGAGCTGGCGCAAGAGCTGCGGCGGAATCAGCAAAACAATATCAGGCTGCAGCGCAACGCTGACGGCAGCGGGTACGAGCCACGGAAAGTAACGGCCCGGGCTAAAAAGGGGCGTATTAAGCGGCAGATGTTCTCGAAACTGCGCACGGCCAAATACCTGAAAACTGCAGCCAGCGCGGACTCAGCCAGTGTGCAGTTTGAGGGGAGGGTGCAGCGGATGGCGCGGGTGCATCATTACGGCTTACGCGACCGTGTAAGCCGTAATGGGCCGGATGTGCGTTATGCGGAGCGGCGGTTATTGGGGTTAAATAAGAATATTAAAGATTCAATTAACGATATTTTGACAGAATGGTTATCATTATTTATTAGTCGCTGATGGCTCGGTTTCGAACAACGCAGGCTCATTCAAAAGTTGTATGGCAATGTTATTGCTTATCAGCTTTACAAGTTTTCCGCATAAGTTGAAAGAGTATTTAAAATAGTCCAGATCTGGAGTTAAGTAGATGCTTTTTTCTGGGGTGATGCCAACTTCTGCTAGTTTTTTTTCGTATCTGGCATCCATTGTCCAATTGTTATGGACCCCCGTGTCACGTCTTGCTTTAATTTCGATGTATTGCTTTAAAAGTGGCTCTATTTGTTTTTTGTCTATACAGGTGGTCTTGCAGAATTTATTTATATACTCCTTTGCTGAGCCAAATGTGAGGCTTGAAACTCCTTCGGCAACAAGGTAATCAAAAAGATCTTCTTCGGATAAAGTTCTATAAGTCCCGTAGTCGCATTTGATTTTATCAAGATTTTCAGGTTTGAGTTTGAAAGTCAATTTGGTGATTTCAATTATGTAATCTTCAAACGCTGAAACTAATGAACTAAAGCACAGTGAAGGCATATGTTTCGCGACTAAATCATGCCGAATGCCTTTGTCTGAAACTTCAGGTGAGTACTCTTCTAAAAAAGACTCTAAGCTTTTGTATGCTGAATAAAGATTTGGGTTAACTTCTTCAATGGCATGAGATATTGCTATGTTTTGGAATACAATAGTTCTAAAGAGAGCATCTGCTTTAATAAAGTACAGTGATGCGATTTTATCCAGTGAATTATAATTTTCTGAACGCATATTAGATCCTTAAATTAATATGGTGATTGTATCAGCGCTTATACATATGTCGATTGTGGATGAGGGTAGGTTGTTTCGTCAATGATTCAAACCATGAACGCACAACTCACAGAAATCATGCGCCTTATCACCAACCTGATCCGCACCGGCACCGTGACCGAAGTGGACCGGGAGAACTGGCTGTGCCGGGTAAAGGTGGGCGAACTCGAAACCAACTGGATTAACTGGCTGACGCTGCGCGCCGGTGGTGCCCGCACATGGTGGTGCCCGTCGCCGGATGAGCAGGTGGTGGTCCTGAGCATGGGCGGCAATCTCGAAACTGCGTTTGCGCTGCCTGCCATCTACTCCAGCGAGTTTGCGCCGCCGTCGGATTCCGTGGACGGCTGCGTGACGCAGTACCCGGACGGGGGCTGGTTTGAGTACGAACCGGCCACCGGGCGCTGGCACGTCAGGGGTATTAAATCCATGGTGATCGAGGCGGCCGATAATATCACGCTCAAGACTGCCGAGTTTGTCGTGGAAGCCGACACTACGCGCATCAACAGCGAGGTGGTGATCAACGGCGCAGTCACTCAGGGCGGCGGCGCGATGAGTTCCAACGGGATCGTGGTGGATGACCATGCCCATATCAAAGTTATGAAGGGCGGCGACACGTCGGGAGGACCGATATGACCCTGTATCTCGGCATGAGTCAGAGCAACGGCAAAGCCATCACCGACACGGACCATCTGCGCCAGTCGGTGCGCGATATTCTGTTGACACCGCAGGGCAGTCGAATTGCTCGCCGGGATTACGGTTCTTTGCTGGCCGTCCTGATTGACCAGCCGCAGAACTCGGCGCTGCGCCTGCAGATCATGTCTGCGGTGTATATGGCCCTGAACCGCTGGGAGCCGCGCCTGACACTGGACTCCATCACCATCAGCAGCAACTTCGACGGCTCGATGGTGGTTGACCTGACCGGGCTGCGCAACAACGGCGCGCCGGTTTCCCTTTCCGTATCAACAGGAGCAGACAATGGCGGTCATTGATCTTTCCCAGCTCCCCGCACCGCAGATTGTGGACGTGCCGGATTTTGAGACGCTGCTGGCGGAGCGCAAGGCTGCCTTTGTGGCGCTGTATCCGGCGGACGAGCAGGCGGCAGTTGCGCGCACGCTGGCGCTGGAATCTGAACCCGTCACCAAACAGCTGCAGGAAAGTACCTACCGCGAAGTGCTACTGCGCCAGCGTATCAACGAGGCCGCGCAGGCGGTCATGGTGGCGTATGCCCTCGGCGGCGATCTGGAGCAGCTGGCCGCCAACTATAACGTGAAGCGCCTGACGGTAACGCCCGCCGATACCGACGCCGTACCGCCTGTTGCTGCCGTGATGGAAAGTGACGAGGCGCTGCGCCTGCGTGTGCCCGCCGCGTTTGAGGGGCTGTCCGTTGCGGGGCCGACGGCAGCGTATGAGTTTCATGCGAGAAGTGCGGACGGGCGCGTGGCCGATGCCAGCGCAACCAGCCCGGCACCGGCGGAGGTGGTGCTGACCGTGCTGAGCCGCGAAGGCGATGGCACGGCAGAAAATGACCTGCTGGCCGTGGTTGAAAAGGCGCTGAACAGCGAGAGCGTGCGCCCGGTGGCGGATCGCCTGACAGTGCGCAGCGCCGAAATTATTCCGTACAGCGTGGACGCCACCATCTTCCTTTATCCGGGACCGGAGGCGGAGCCGGTGATGGCGGCGGCAAAAGCCAGCCTGCAGAAGTACATCACTAGTCAGACGCGGCTCGGACGTGATATCCGCCGCAGTGCCCTGTATGCCGCGCTGCATGTGGAAGGTGTGCAGCGCGTGGAGCTGGCGTCTCCGCTGAATGATGTGGTGCTGGACAAGACGCAGGCTGCCTCATGTACGCAGTGGAATGTGACCAACGGGGGCACGGATGAATAGCTTGCTGCCGCCTGGCTCATCGCCGTTTGAGCGCCGACTGGCGCAGAGCTGCAGCGGCATTTCCGGGCTGGAGGTGCCTCTGCGGGATCTGTGGAACCCGGCCACCTGTCCGGTCAATTTCCTGCCGTATCTGGCGTGGGCCTTTTCCGTGGACCGCTGGGACGAGAGCTGGACGGATAGCGTGAAACGCCGGGTGGTGCAGGATGCGTTCTATATCCATCAGCACAAAGGGACGACCAGCGCCGTGCGTCGCGTGGTGGAGCCGTTCGGCTTCCTGATCCGCATTATCGAATGGTGGCAGACCGGTGAACAGCCGGGCACGTTTCGCCTGGATATCGGCGTGCAGGACCAGGGCATCACGGAAGAAACCTATCTGGAGCTGGAGCGCCTCATCAGCGACGCCAAACCCTGCAGCCGTCATCTGATCGGTATGTCCATCAACCTGCAGACCGGCGGGCCGTATTTCGTCGGCGCAGCCACCTACACCGGCGAAGAAATCACGATTTACCCGTATATCAACGACACCATTATTTCCGGCGGCACCGCCTACGAGGGCGGGGCGGTCCATGTTATCGACACAGTGAGAGTGAATCCATGAGCGCAAAATTCTACACCCTGCTGACGGAGATCGGCGCAGCGAAACTGGCCAGCGCCGCCGCGCTCGGCGTCCCGCTGAAAATTACCCAGATGGCGGTGGGCGATGGCGGCGGCGTGCTGCCTACGCCCAGCGCGCAACAGACCAGGCTGATAGCTGAAAAGCGCCGGGCCGATCTGAATATGCTGTACATCGACCCGCAGAACAGCAGCCAGATTATTGCTGAGCAGGTGATCCCCGAAACTGAGGGCGGGTGGTGGATTCGAGAGGTCGGACTGTTTGATGAAACCGGTGCGCTGATTGCCGTCGGCAACTGCCCGGAGAGCTACAAGCCGCAGCTGGCGGAGGGGAGCGGGCGCACCCAGACCGTGCGCATGGTGCTGATTACCAGCAGCACCGATAACGTCACCCTGAAAATTGACCCTGCGGTGGTGCTGGCAACGCGCAAATATGTCGACGAAAAGGTGCTGGAGCTGAAGGTTTATGTGGATGACCAGATGGCGAAGCATCTTGCTGCCGCTGATCCGCATTCGCAGTACGCCCCGAAAGAGAGTCCGACCCTGACGGGCACACCCAAAACGCCGACGGCACCGGCGGGAACGAATACCACCCAGATTGCCAGCACGGCATTTGTGCAGGCGGTGGTGGCGGTACTTAATAACGCGCTGGCACTGAAAGCACCGCTGGCAAATCCTGCCCTGACGGGAACGCCGACGGCACCCACAGCAGCTCAGACCGCCAACAACACGCAGATTGCCACAACGGCTTTTGTGAAATCAGCTCTGGCGGCACTGGTGGGTTCGTCCCCAGCGGCGCTGGATACGCTGAACGAACTGGCGGCAGCCCTGGGTAACGATCCAAACTTTGCCACCACCATGACCAATGCACTGGCGGGGAAACAGCCGCTGGATTCAACTCTTTCCAGCCTGTCCGGCAAATCGGTTGTTGAGCTGCTGGCCTGGCTGGGGCTGGGAACGGCTGCCACGAAAGATGTGGGGACCGGAAATAACCAGCTGCCGGACATGGGCAGCTTTGGTAATTCTCTGGTTGCAAATGGTTACCAGAAATTGCCCGGGGGGCTGATTATTCAGTGGGGAACTTTTGCCGTTAATGCGACGGCAGGCGCGGTGGCAACAACAGATGTCACTTTCCCGATTGCGTTTCCGGCAGCATTCAGAACTGTCATGGCGTTTATGTCTACCAACGATCCGTCACAGCGTTTTACAGGTTTTGATACCGCTAATACGAACAGGATAAAGGCGAGGTTCACCTATCTCACGCCAACCTCTAACTCTATTCACTGGCTCGCGCTCGGGAACTGACAACGATGAAACATTATTACTTTGATCCACACAGTGCCGGTTTTTATGTGGACCCGGACAGCCCTGCGATCCCTGATGATGCAGTGGAAATCAGCCCGGATATATATGAGCAGTTCGCTGGCGAGCCATGGCCTGCAGGTAAGGTTATGGGTGCGGATGGTGCTGGCCTGCCAGTCTGGAAAGATGCGCCGCCTCTCTCTTCGGAGGAACGGGAGCAGGCAGCTGAAATCAAACGTCAGGCGCTGATTAATCAGGCAAATGAATACATGAACAGCAGGCAGTGGCCGGGCAAGGCAGCCATTGGTCGGCTCGCTGGCGATGAGCTGGCGGATTACAACCGCTGGCTGGATTATCTGGATGCGCTTGAGGTTGTGGATACGGCAGCACCGCAGGGCCTGAACTGGCCCGACATGCCCGAAAAGTAAAACCCGTCCCCGCGCCTGCGGGGATTTTTGTATCCTTCCATTGTCTCATTCACTTCACAATGCCCGTCACGTGCACCGCGCGTAATTCCGCCTGAACATAGTCACACCCCCTCTACACCGGAGTGACTGCCTTATGGCTCAGGATTACCACCACGGGGTGCGCGTTGTCGAAATCAACGAAGGCACCCGACCCATTACCACGGTGAGCACCGCCATCGTGGGCATGGTCTGCACCGGCGATGATGCCGATGCGGCGATGTTCCCCCTCAACAAGCCTGTCCTGCTGACCGACGTGCTAACCGCCAGCGCCAAAGCGGGCGAGTCCGGCACGCTGGCCCGTTCGCTGGATGCGATTGCCGATCAGGCCAAACCCGTCACCGTCGTGGTGCGCGTGGCCCAGGGCGAAACCGAAGCGGAAACCACCTCCAACATCATCGGCGGCGTTACCGCAGACGGTAAAAAAACAGGTATGAAAGCGCTGCTGTCGGCGCAGTCCCAGCTCGGCGTGAAACCGCGCATCCTTGGCGTGCCGGGGCACGATACGCAGGCGGTGGCAACGGAACTGCTGAGTGTGGCGCAGAGTCTGCGCGGGTTTGCCTACCTCTCCGCCTATGGCTGCAAAACGGTGGAAGACGCCATTGCTTATCGCGCCAATTTCAGCCAGCGCGAGGGAATGCTGATCTGGCCTGACTTCATCAATTTTGACACCGTGCTGAATGCCGATGCGACGGCTTACGCATCCGCCCGTGCGCTCGGCCTGCGCGCCAAAATTGACGAGCAGACCGGCTGGCACAAAACCCTGTCCAACGTCGGCGTGAACGGTGTCACCGGGCTGTCCGCCGATGTGTTCTGGGACCTGCAGGACCCGGCAACCGACGCGGGGCTGCTCAACCAGAACGACGTCACCACGCTTATCCGCAAGGACGGTTTCCGCTTCTGGGGTTCCCGCTGCCTGAGTGACGATCCGCTGTTTGCCTTTGAGAACTACACCCGCACGGCGCAGGTGCTAGCGGACACCATCTCCGAGGCGCACATGTGGGCGGTGGATGGCGTACTGAATCCATCGCTTGCCCGCGACATTATCGAAGGCATCCGCGCCAGACTGCGCAGCCTGAAATCGCAGGGCTACATCATCGGCGCGGACTGCTGGCTGGATGAGGCCGTGAACGATAAGGACTCCCTGAAAGCCGGTAAGCTCACCATCGACTACGACTACACGCCAGTGCCGCCGCTGGAAAACCTGATGCTGCGCCAGCGCATCACCGATCAGTACCTGCTGGACTTCTCCAGCCAGGTCAGCGCGTAAGGGGACACCATGGCTTTACCACGCAAGCTGAAACACCTGAACCTGTTCAATGACGGGAACAACTGGCAGGGGATCGTCGAGTCGCTGACCCTGCCGAAATTTACCCGCAAATTTGAGAAGTATCGCGGCGGCGGGATGCCGGGGGCGGTGGACGTGGATATGGGGCTGGATGACGGTGCCATTGATACGGAGTTTTCCATCGGCGGCACCGAGCTGCTGCTGTTCAAACAGATGGGTAAAACCACGGTGGACGCCATCCAGTTGCGCTTTACCGGCTCTATCCAGCGCGACGACACCGGCGAAGTGCAGGCCGTCGAACTGGTTGTGCGCGGGCGCCATAAAGAGCTGGATTCGGGCGAGTGGAAGACCGGCGAGAGCAGCACCACCAAAGTGACCAGCACCAACAGCTACGCGAAGCTGACCATCAACGGCGAAGTGCTCTATGAGGTCGATCTCGTCAACATGATTGAAATCGTGGACGGCGTGGACCTGATGGAAGCGCACCGTAACGCCCTCGGCCTCTGATTAACCTTAACGGCGCGGGCAGCCGCCCCAGTACGCATCAACAGGAAAAGAACATGAGTGATAAACCAACCGAAAAGACCGTGCAGCTGGATACACCCATCAAGCGCGGTAAGACGGAAATCACCGAAATTGTGCTGCGCAAACCGCAGTCCGGCGCGCTGCGTGGCACCCGCCTGCAGGCGATTATGGATATGGACGTGGGCGCGATGATGACCGTCATCCCGCGAATCTCCACGCCGACCCTGACCGCGCAGGAAATGGCGGAGCTGGACCCCGCCGATCTCACCGCGCTGTCGGTTGAGGTGGTGACTTTTTTATTGAAGAAGTCGGTGCTTGCCGGTTTGCCGACAGCCTGACGGTTGATGATCTGGTGGCGGACATTGCCACCATCTTTCACTGGTCGCCGTCCGTCACTGACGTTATGCCGCTAACGGACGTGCTGGCGTGGCGACATAAAGCCATTCTGCGAAGCGGGGCCAGCGATGAGTGACAACAACCTGCGCCTGCAGGTGATTCTTAATGCGGTTGATAAACTCACCCGCCCGTTCCGATCCGCGCAGGCCAGCTCGAAGGAGCTGGCAACAGCCGTCCAGCAAAGCCGCGCCCGTCTTAAAGAGTTAGATGCCCAGGCGGGCAGGATTGATGGTTTCCGCAAAGCCAGCGCGCAACTGGCCGTCACCGGCCACAGCCTCAAAGCCGCCCGCGAAGAAGCGGCGAAACTCGCCACGCGGTTCTCAGCCACCAACCGCCCGACGGCGGCGCAGTCCAGACTGCTGGAGCAGGCAAAAAACCGCGTCACGGATCTGCAGGGCAAATACAACGGCCTGCGCCAGTCGGTGCAGCGTCAGCGCCTGGCGCTTAACGAGGCCGGGCTGGACACGAAAAAGCTCAGCAGCGCGCAGCGGGAACTCCTGCAGAACGCCGACGAAACCCGCCAGGCGCTGGACCGGCAGATGAAATCCCTGAAACGCCTGGGCGAACAGCAGGCGAGGGTGAATGCGGTCCGCGAGCAGTATTCCCGCCGTCTGGAAGTGCGGGACAGCATTGCCGGTGCCGGGGCCACGACGACTGCCGCCGGGCTGGCGATGGGCGCGCCAGTGATGGCGGCGGTGAAAAGCTACGCCAGCATGGAAGACGCCATGAAAGGCGTGGCAAAGCAGGTCAACGGCCTGCGCGACGATAACGGCAACCGCACCGCCCGGTTCTACGAAATGCAGGATGCCATTAAGGCCGCCAGCGAACAGCTGCCGATGGAAAACGGCGCGGTGGATTATGCCGCGCTGGTTGAAGGCGGGGCGCGCATGAACGTGGCGAACCCGAACGATTCGTGGGCGGATCAGAAACGCGACCTGCTGGCGTTTGCCAGCACGGCGGCCAAAGCGTCCACGGCGTTCGAACTGCCCGCAGATGAGCTGTCCGAGGGGCTGGGTAAAATCGCGCAGCTGTATAAAGTGCCGACCCGCCATATTGAACAGCTGGGAGACGCGCTGAACTACCTGGACGATAACGCCATGTCAAAGGGCGCGGACATTATCGACGTCCTGCAGCGCATGGGGGGCGTGGCCGACCGTCTGGACTATCGCAAGGCTGCTGCGCTCGGCTCCACGTTCCTGTCCCTGGGCGCTGCGCCGGAAATTGCCGCCAGCGCGTCGAATGCCATGGTGCGCGAGCTGTCGATTGCCACCATGCAAAGCAAGCGCTTCTTTGAGGGGATGGACCTGCTGAAACTCAATCCGGCTGAGATTGAAAAGCAGATGACCAAAGATGCGATGGGCACCATCCAGCGCGTGCTGGAGAAGGTCAACCATCTGCCGCAGGACAAGCGCCTGTCCGCCATGACCATGCTGTTTGGTAAAGAGTTTGGCGATGATGCGGCGAAGCTTGCGAACAACCTGCCGGAACTGCAGCGCCAGCTCAGCCTCACGTCCGGCGGGGATGCGAACGGCTCGATGCAGAAAGAATCCGATATCAACAAGGATTCTCTTTCCGCGCAGTGGTTGCTGGTGAAAACGGGCGCACAGAACGCGTTCAGCAGCCTGGGCGAAACACTGCGCCAGCCGCTGCTGGATATCATGGATTCCGTGAAAGGCGTCACTGGGGCGCTGCGCCGCTGGGTAGAGCAAAACCCGCAGCTGGCAGGCACGCTGATGAAAGTGGCAGCAGCGGCGGCAGCGGTGACCGTTGTCCTCGGCACTTTAGCGGTGGCCGTGGCGGCCGTGCTGGGGCCGCTGGCGGTGATCCGTTTTGGCCTTTCGATGCTGGGTGTGAAAACCCTGCCTTCCGTAACTGCTGCAGTAACACGCACCGGCAGCGCACTTTCCTGGCTGGCGGGTGCCCCGCTTTCCCTGCTGCGTCGGGGAATGGCGTCATCCGGCAGCAGTGCCGGATTGCTGAGCGCGCCGCTGAATGCCCTGCGTCGGTCTGCCGGGCTGGCGGGGAACGCGCTGAAAGCGGTCGCCGGTGCGCCGCTGGTGATGTTCCGCACTTCAATGGCTGGCCTTCGTAATGTTATCGGTGCAGTGATGAACCCGCTGGCAGCGCTGCGTGGTGGACTCTCCTCGGCAGGCGGCGTGCTGCGTTTTCTGGTCTCCGGCCCGCTGGCCATTTTGCGCGTGGCGCTGTACGGCATTTCCGGTCTGCTGGGTGCGCTGCTCAGTCCGGTAGGGCTGGTTGTGGCGGCCCTGGCAGGTGTGGCGCTGGTTATCTGGAAATACTGGCAACCCATCAGTGCCTTTTTGGGGGGCGTGGTGGAAGGTTTCAAAGCCGCAGCCGCGCCCATCAGTGCAGCCTTTGAACCGCTCAGGCCCGTGTTCCAGTGGATCGGTGACAAAGTGCAGGCGCTGTGGGGCTGGTTCACGGATCTGTTAGCCCCGGTGAAATCCACCGCCGAAGAGCTGAGCAGTGCGGCGGCGATGGGGCGCAGCTTTGGTGAGGCGCTGGCCGCAGGTCTCAACATGGTGATGCACCCGCTGGAGTCGCTCAAATCCGGCGTGTCGTGGCTGCTGGAAAAGCTCGGTATCGTCAGCAAGGAAGCGGCAAAAGCGAAACTGCCGGAACAGGTCACGCGACAACAGCCCGCCACGGTAAACAGTGACGGCAAGGTGGTGCTGCCGCCTGGCGGATTCCCCTCGATGGGCTTTGCGGGCATGTACGACAGCGGCGGGGCGATCCCGCGCGGTCAGTTTGGCATCGTGGGAGAGAACGGCCCGGAGATTGTCAACGGTCCGGCGAATGTGACCAGCAGGCGACGCACCGCTGCACTGGCGTCCGTGGTGGCCGGAGCGATGGGTGTGGCTGCAGCACCTGCAGAGACAGCCCCGCTTCATCCGTTCAGTCTGCCGATCAGGGCATACCAGACACAACCTGTGAAGGCAGACAACCCGCCGCCGGTGATCCGCTATGAGATTAATGCGCCGATTCATATCACCGCCCAGCCGGGGCAGAGTGCGCAGGATATTGCCCGCGAAGTGGCGCGGCAGCTCGATGAGCGCGAACGCCGGGCCTGGGCGAAGGCCCGCAGCAACTACAGCGATCAGGGGGGATACGATTCATGATGATGGTGCTGGGATTATACGTCTTTATGCTGCGCACCGTGCCGTATCAGGAGCTGCAGTATCAGCGCAGCTGGCGACACGCGGCCAATAGTCGGGTGAACCGTCGCCCGTCCACGCAGTATCTCGGCCCGGATAACGACTCTTTGACGCTGTCCGGCGTGCTGCTGCCAGAAATCACCGGCGGCAGGCTGTCACTGCTGGCGCTGGAGCAGATGGCGGAGCTGGGGAAAGCGTGGCCGCTGATTGAGGGCAGCGGGACCATCTACGGCATGTTTGTGATCGAGAGTCTGAGTCAGACCAAAACGGAGTTTTTTGAAAGCGGTATGCCGCGCAGGATTGAGTTCTCGTTGACCATTAAACGGGTGGATGAGTCGCTGTCTGAGATGTTCGGCAGCCTGAGTGACCAGCTCAGCAACCTGCAGGACACGGCGGCCTCGGCGATTGGCAAGGTGAAAAATATGGCGGGAGGGCTTTTGTCATGAATCTGAACAGCGATCTGCTTGACCTGAATAGTAAAAGCCCGGCGTTCAGCATCACCATCGAAGGCAAAGACGTGACGACGGTGATGGATGCGCGCCTGATGAGTCTGACGCTGACCGACAACAGAGGCTTTGAGGCTGACCAGCTCGATCTGGAGCTGGACGATGCGGACGGGATGATTGTTCTGCCGCGTCGGGGCGTGGTGATCCACCTGGCGCTGGGCTGGAAAGGCCAGCCGCTGTTCCCGAAAGGCGGATTTACCGTGGATGAGATTGAGCACTCCGGCGCACCTGACCGGCTGACCATCCGTGCCCGCAGCGCTGATTTTCGGGAAACCCTGAACACCCGGCGTGAGAAGTCCTGGCATCAGACCACGGTGGGCGACGTGGTGAAAGAGATTGCCACCCGGCACAACCTGACAATGGCCCTGGGCAAGGACCTGACCGATAAGCCGCTGGATCACCTGGACCAGACCAACGAGAGCGACGCAAGTTTTCTGATGAAGCTGGCGCGGCAGTTTGGGGCCATTGCCTCTGTGAAGGACGGGCATCTGTTATTTATCCGCCAGGGGCAGGGCAGAACTGCCAGCGGAAAGCCGCTGCCGGTAATCACCCTCACCCGCAAAGCCGGAGATAGCCACCGTTTCAGCCTGGCAGATCGTGGAGCCTATACGGGCGTGATTGCCAGCTGGCTACATACACGGGAGCCAGCAAAGAAGGAAACCACAAGCGTTAAGCGGCGGAAGAAAACCACGACAGCAAAAGAGCCGGAGGCAAAGCAGGGAGATTATCTGGTCGGCACGGATGAAAACGTGCTGGTACTGAATCGGACCTATGCCAACCGGGCCAACGCTGAGCGGGCCGCCAAAATGCAATGGGAACGTCTGCAGCGAGGTGTGGCGTCCTTCTCCTTACAGCTCGCGGAGGGGCGGGCCGATCTCTACACGGAAATGCCAGTGAAGGTGAGCGGTTTTAAGCAACCCATAGATGAAGCGGAATGGACGATCACCACGCTCACGCATACGGTCAGCGCTGACAGTGGTTTCACAACCAGCATTGAATTTGAGGTAAAAATTGACGATCTCGAAATGGAATGATTACTTCACAAAATGGAATTATGTTGTATCATTATTGCGATTACAGCAAAAGTGGGGAAAAGGCTAAAATGATGAATTGTCCGTTGTGTGGTCAGGCCGCACATACACGCAGCAGCTTTGAAGTTTCCCGCCAAACCAAAGAGCGCTATAACCAGTGCACAAATATTGAATGTGGGCACACTTTTGTTACTCATGAAACGTTCGTCAGGTCTGTTTGTCGCCCTCAAAAAATCAGTTCTGCACCTCCGCATCCGAAGGGTTTGCAGCAACAACTTTCGTACTAA